CCCGCCGAGCAGGTTGGTGATGTCGTACGGGAATGCTCCGGTCGTCAGCGCCATGGGGGTTCCTCCTCAGGTTACGTGTCCGAGCCGGTAGTCGATTCCGGCTCAGGCTCCGGCGCAGCGGCCACCTCGGACTTCTCCGGCCGCTGCTCCTTGGCCTCCTCGAACTTGAAGTTCGCGAGGTGCTCTGAACTGCCTGAGATCAGCTCCTTGGCGAGCGCATCGGGCACGCTGCGCACGTCGCCTGGGCGAAAGCGACGCCCGCTGACCGTGACTGCCCCCTGCCCTTCGGCGGCTACGTACCTGACCATCTTCGCCATCACGCCACCTCCTCGAGCAGGTCACCGACCGTGAGGCTCATCGTCATCTCGCGGCCGGTCGTTCCGTCTTCATACTCTACGAAGGCGGGATCGAAGTCGAAGCTGGCGAACGGGCTGCGGAAGGGCACACGGTCGTCGAGCGTCGGCTGCATCAGCACGGCCAGCAGCAGCGCGTCACGGAAGCCACGCAGCTGCTCGGCGGCCAGCGAGGGGTCCTGGTTGTCGACGGTGAAGGAGAGCGCGTACTCGTAGCCCTCGACGAGCCGCTGCTGGAGCTGCCAGAGCGGGAAGACCTCCTCGCCGCCCATCTGCACGAAGGTGCGCACGAGCGTGACGACGACATCGGGCATCGGCTCCGGCTTCGCGGCCGGCGCGTAGGCGTAGCCCGCCGCCAGCTCGGGGACCGTCTCCTGCGCCCACTCGACGAGCGCGGTCGTGAGCGCGTTAGTGTCCATCAGAGCCGTCTCCAGCCGCCGGGGCTGCGCGTGTCGGGCACGTAGGCGCCCGAATGCAGGAACGTGCGCCCGTAGTGGCGCACGACATCGCCGTTGTCGCCGTGGCGGAAGGACGCGATCCGCTGCTCGCGCCCGTTGAAGACCTCGAGGTTGTTGCCCACGTCGAAGTTGAGCACGATGTTGCCCCGGTCCTGCGAGTTGCCCGCCCCCAGGTCGAGGTTGAGCATGCCCTTGTCGACCTTGCCGCCCTCGGTGACGTACTGGCCGCCCTGCACGTTGCGCACGTTCATCAGGTCGCCTGAGAGCCAGAGCGAGCAGGTGTGATCGGTCCAGCCGTCCTCCGCCGAGCCGAGCTTGAGCGCGGCGAGCTCGCGGCCGTTGTGCATGAAGCGGACGGGCAGTTCGATGTCGGTCAAGCGACCTTTCCCTTCATGTCGAGCTTGCGGATCGCGCGCGTCGCGGAGAGCACGCCCACGTCGACCCAATCGCTGTGCGGGTGGTAGGCGCGCACGAACGTGCGAAACGACGGGCGGCTGTGGCGCCCGCGCGAGTGCACGGCGAGCACCCGGCCGCGCTTCGGGACGATCACGACGGCGCGGTGGCCGTGGCGCGTCACTTCGAGATACGGGAAGTTGTCCCTGACCGCCCCGGCCGTGATCGTGAAGCCCGTCTGGGCGTTGCGCCCGCGCCCGCCGCGGTTCGCGAAGCGCCGGTTCTCCCTGACTGAGCGCGCGAGCCGGCCGGTGTCGCGCGGCGCGGCGGCGGCGATCAGGCGGCGCGCGACGACGGCATCGCGCTTGGTCGTGATCTGCATGCGGCGCCGGATCGAAGCGGCGTCGCGGGCGACGATCAACTCGGGCGTGTTGCCGATGATGACGATCTGGGCGTCAGCCACCGGGGCGTGTCTCTCGCAGGCGCAGCGTGACGTGCGGCAGGTAGTCGTGGTGGGCGCGGTCGATGACCATGTAGTCGACACCGTCGATCTCGAGCACGAGGTTGGGGATCTGGAGCTGGGCGTTGTAGTCGCGGTGCGCCTCCGCCTCGTGGTCGTAGTGCGCGCCCGCGTCGAAGACCGTGCGCGTCGTTGGCCAGGGCGGCGAGATCGGCAGCTCCTCGACGACCGGCGTGCCGTCCTTCTGGCGCAAGAGGCCCGTCTTGATGAACGGCAGCGTCGGCACTAGACGAGCTTCCCGCCCGTGCCCATCCAGACGTAATCGGCGAGCAGCCGCTCGACGCGCGGCGAGACCATCGGCGGGGCGACCAGCTGCGCGCGGAGCGAGCCCTGGCCGATCGAGGAGAGCCCCAGGCGGCGCACGGCGTGCACGGTCGACGAGAGCGCGTTCGTGTCGGCGAGCGCCTGCTCCTCCATGTCGTAGCGCAGCGCCGTTGCGACGCTGGGAGGCGCTGTCTCCCACCCCCAGTCGCCTGTGATCGAGAGCGTGCCAGCGGGGAAGGCGCTGCCGTAGTCGCCTCCTGAGACGTCGTAGAGCGCCTGCTCGTAGTAGCCAGCGCCGACGAGTCCGCTGTCGAAGCAGATCCGGTCGCCCTCGGGATCGACTCTGATCGCGTCGAGCGCGAGCGCGTCCCCACCGAGCTGCGACACGTCCGTGAACGAGCGCAGGTGCTTGGGCAGGTACAGCTCGTAGCCGCCCGCTGACTCGACCAGCACCGTCGTTTCGGGATCGTTCTCGAACGACTGCCCGCAGTACGCCTCGATGGCGACGATGGCCGCCGAGCGCAGCGCCTCCTGCTGCTCGGGCTCAAGCGCGATCAGCTCGGCCACGTTCGTCTCCGCGAGCACCGTCGCCGTCGTCGGGTAGCCGTCGTCGATCGGGTAGTGGACCGGCTCGTTGACCTGATCCTCGTGATCGTTCTCGTCGAGGAAGAAAATCCGATACCAGGCGTCGTCGAGCGTCGCCTCGTGCGTCGTGAAGTTCCGTGCGGCCGGCTGCGCCGGGTCGGCGTCGAGCGGGGAGAGAGTGAGTGTGTCGATTACCGAGTAGGTCCCGTCTTCCTCCGCCGCCTCCTGGATCCGCACGCGGTTCCAGGGCACGTCGTCGTAGCGTGACGAGGGTCGAAAGCCGGTGAACGAGCGAGTCGCCATCACCATTCCTTTCTGGCGTGTCCAACATAGCCCTTGATCGGACGGGCAGCGAAACCGCCGCGTCCGAGGCCGGAGGGGATGCCGCTCTGCGCTATCGCGGTCGCGACGTTCGTCTCGACGACGGGCACGGGGTCGACGCTGCGGCTGATCGTGAGCGCGACGGGCACAGTGTTCGTCTCGGTGACGATGCCGATCCCGAGCGGCTTCGAGCCCGTCAGCTCGGTCGCCTCGTTCGGCTCGGTGACCCAGCTGAGCGTCTTGTGGATCGTCTTGGTGAACGTGACTGCCTCGGCGCCGTCTGTCTCGCCGGTGGGCGTGACGCTGAGCGCGTGCGCGGCGATCTGCGCCTGGGTGGTCGACGACTCCTCGACCGGCGTCAGCGTGACGCGGTGCTGGCCGCGCACCGAGTTGACCTCGAGGACCGGCGTCAGCGTCAGGCGCTGCTGGCCCTGGGGCCGGTTCGTCTCCGTGACCGGCGTCAGCGTGACGCTGCGGTAGTAAGTCTGCGCGGGCAGCGTCGTCGTCTCGGCGGCGGGCGTGATCGCCGGGGGCTGCTTCTCGATGAAGCTCGCCTCGACTAGCGACAGGACGAGCGTGGCGATGTCCTTCGTCGCGGAGCCGGTCGAGTTGTAGGAGATGCTGCCGGTCGCGCCGCCCGTCGCGCGGCTCGCGCTCGCGGCCGTGATCGTCGCGTCGGGGCCAAGCGTCGTGCGGTCGTCGAAGCGCTCGGTGTAGCTCGCGGGGTTGGTCGAGGTGTACGTGTCGCGCCCGAGCGCCCCCTCGGCGGCGACCAGGGCGACGATCAGCTCGTTCGCCTTCTTCGAGGTGACGCCCGCGATCGTGTGCGTGAGCGCGGCGGCGGTCGTGTCGCCGGTCGAGCTGTCGCGCCGGATCCGGTTCAGGTTCTGGCCGCGCCCGAGCCGGATGCAGAGGATGTTCGCGAGCACGTACTGCGAGGTCGGGATGATGCTCGGGCCGCTGACGAGGTACGTAGCGCGCCCGTCGCCCGCCTGGGCGATCTTGCCGTAGAAGAGGCCGCGCTGGCTGTTCGCGGCCGACCCGTCGACCGCTGAGTGCAGCAGCGTCCAGGTGCCGTTCGCGCCGCCCGTGATGACCGGCGTGTGAATCGGCTGGCCGCGCGGCTCTGAGATCACCATCAGGAGCAGGTCGCCGACGTTGCAGTCGGGCCCGAGGATCGAGCAGCTGAGCAGCCCCGGTGTCGAGGTGCCCACACCCGACACCGACGCCGGCGGCGGCTGCGGGAAGTCGTTGATCGGAGCGTCCGCCTCGCTGACGGGGCTGATCGAGATCCGCTGCTGGCCGCGCGCGATGTCCGTCTCGGTGACGGGGCTGATCGAGCGGGTCTTCGAGTGGACGAGCGTGACCGCGCTGTCTGCCTCACTCACTGGCGAGCGCGTGACGGACTTCGACGGGGTCAGGGCGAGCGCGCTGGCGGTCTCAGTCACCGGCACGAGCGACTTCGGCGCAGCGAGGCTGGGCGTCGCGCTCGTTTCGGTGACCGGCGTCAGGTCGACGTACTTGTCGGCGACCAGGGCGTCGAGCTCCCAGTACAGGAACATCGAGCGATCGGCCGTGTAGTTGCCGGTCAGCGTGAGCGCGAAGCTCTCGACCTCGGCGTCTGGCGGCGTCCCGGCCCCGGCGTTGCCGGTCGTCATGTAGACCGACGCGCTGTTCCAGGTGCCGGGCGGGAAGAGCTGCGACTCGTGGGTCGTCCAGCTCTCGCCGTCGGGGCTCGTCTCGAGGTAGACCGTGCAGTCTGCCTCGCGGATCCGCCACCAGCGATGGTCGCCCGCGTCGTAGGCGACGTCGGTGCCGTGGTCTGCGCCGCCCTCCTCGTAGTGGACGAGGTGGAGCGTGCCGTCCGACTCCCAGATGTAGGCCGAGTAGCTGCTGTCGAAGGACTGGAGCGCGAACAGGAACGAGCAGCTGGGGTCGGCGGTCTCGACGGAGGCGACCTCGATGGCCGCCGAGCCGTCGTAGAAGTTGATGATGTCGGCGAGGCCGAGGAACGGGGCGCCCGCGTACTCGAACGCGACGGTGTCGCCCGCCTCAGTGATCCCGAAGCCGGTCGTGAACCAGTGATCGGGGTCGAGGTCGTCGTTGTCGAAGGCGTCGGCGAACGCGAAGTAGCCAAGCCGGACGTGCTTCGCGGCACTCTGCGTGACCGCGCTCGAGGACTCCGTGACGGGCGTCAAGCTGACCGTGATCTCGGTCGGGCCGGTGCCGTCGAACTGCCAGCCCGAGGGACCGACTGCATCGACGACAACCGCGCCGCCGTCGTCGAGTGTGAGCGTCAGGTTGCCGAGCAGGTCGACGGGCGCCAACGAGATCAGCTCTGAGAGAAACTCGGGCGTCCCCGCCGTGTCCTGATACCAGTCGGAGGTCTTCAGGTCGTCCGCGAGCTCCTCGACCTCGGCGTCCGACATCGCCACGGGAAAGAACGAGGCCATCCCGTAGTCGCCCTTGAACCACGCCGTCCCGCCGCCGTGGACCCCACCGGCCTGTGTGTTCGACGTGTCGTAGTCGCCCATCACGACGTAGCCACCGCTGAGGTCGCCACCGCCGACGTTCGCAGCGGGATCACCAATGGCGGTGTCCCCGTTCGCGTGCGTCCAAGAGGCGCCCGGGGCAAGCTCGATGTAGTGGAAGCGCGGCGTCGTCGTGCCCGCGGTCTTCGTCAGCACGAGGACCAGCCAGTTCTGCGAGTCGGCCGATCCGACGAGATCCGGCAGCGAAGGCCCGAAGGAGTTCTGGGAGCCGTTGAAGAGCGAGAGCTGAGCGTTGCTCCTGATGAAGTAGACGTGGGCGTCGTTGCCGTCAGCCCCGTAGGTGACCATCAGCGCCTGGTCAGACCCCGACCAGTTCGGCTTCACGAGCGCGGCCATCGTGAAGTCGCCCGAGTTCCAGGCGCTCGTCAGCGCGTCGTCTGAGCGGATGCCCAGGAAGACCAGGTTCGAGAGGACGTCGGGCAGGCCGATCGAGTGAGCGAGACCGATCTCCGTGACGGGCGTGATCGTCACGGCCTTGAGGGCGCTCAACGACTGCGCGGCGTCAGTCTCTTGCGCAGTCGATAGAGACAGGGCGAGCGCGGCGCTCTGGGCGACTGCCGCGTCGCTCTCGGCCGCCGTCGTCAGGTCCTTGTAGATCGGCTTCGTGACGTCGAGCGCGACGGCGCTGACGGTCTCCGTCGCTCTCGTCAAGTCGACCGCCTTGTACTCGCTCTGCGCCACGGCGCTCGAGGACTCCGTGACGGGGCCGGAGAGGCTGACGAAGATGCTCGTGACCTCAAGCTCGTAGTCGAGCGCCTGCGGCGCGCTCGTCTCGGTGACAGGCGTGAGCGTGACTGCCTTGTGGACGTAGCCGACCTTCGGGACGGCGAGCACCCAATCAGCCGAGTTCGACCCGACAGAGACGGTCCAGGTGACGCTGCCGGTCGCACCCGCCGTCGTGCGCGCCGCCGCGGCGCTGCCAACCGTCATGTCGGAGCCCTGCGAGGTCGTCGTCTCGTTCAGCTCGGTCAACGCGGCGGGGCTCGTCGCCGCCCAGGCGGAGAAGTAGTTCGAGAGGTTGACGTTCGCGGCTGAGGCGACGAAGACGACGCTCGCGTCGCGGATCGTCGTCACCCCGGTCGCCGTGCGCGACGTGCCGGTGCCCGACTGGTTGGTGAACTGCGAGGCCTCGATCGCGTCGGCGAGTCGAGCCAGGAACTGGTAGCCGCAGCGCACGGCGACCACGTTCGCGACGACGGTGTTGTTCGTGACGTTGATGTTCGAGGCGACCGCCGTGTAGGTCGAGCCGCTCTCGGCGGCGTCGGTGACGACCTTCATGTAGACCGCTACGTACTCGTCTGCCGCTCCCGTGCCGTTCGAGTCTGCGGCCATCAGCGTCCAGCTCCCGGTGCCGCCGGAGATGCCGATCCCGGCGCGCTGGTCGTAGCGGGTCGCGACGAACGCGATCAGCAGGTCACCGACCTGGAGCCCCGTTGGCCCTGTCCCGGTGGCGGAGATCCCCGTGCCCGGCACGATGTCGCCGCTCGTCGTGTTCAGCGTCGGGTCGCAGGTCCCGTAGTTCGCCGTCGAGTCGGTCTCGTTGGCCTGCGTGATCGTCATCGAGTTGAACGCCCTGAGGCCGAAGCTGACGTAGGACTTCGCGCTCGAGGACGACATCGTGCAGGCGAACGTGCCGACGGCTCCCGCCGCGTGCAGGTTGCCGGTCGTGATGCCGAAGCCGCCGCCCGCGCCCGAGTTCGTCGAGTAGTTCGCCCGGCTCGTCGTCGATTGCAGGTTCGCGTTCGTCATCACCGGCACCTGGCCGGTGTTGCTGTCGGCGAGACAGGTGGCAGCGCAGACCATCATCACGTCGCCGCGGTCGGTCGAGTTCCCCGGCGAGAACGAGAAGCTCGCGTCGACGGTGGACTCCGAGCCCGACTGGACGTAGCCGATCGGGTCGGTGACGTCGAACGTGCCCGCTGCCGCGGCGAGCCGCATCGCGCAGACGTGATCGGCGGAGGGCGTCACGGTCGGTGCGCTGTCGCCCGACTGCGAGAGCCGCCACCAGACGTACAGCTTCTCGCCGCCCGTGACGGTGAACGGCGAGCCAGACAGTGCGGTCCAGCTCGTGCCGCCGTTCGCGGTGATCGAGGCGGTGTCGGCGTCGCGGACCTCAGCGAAGAGGATGTCGAGATCGCCGGCCACGAAGCCGGAGGGGTTCGAGACGGAGACTGCGCCCGTCCCGGCCGCCTTCACCCCCGCTGTACGGAAACCGACGGTGCTGACGCCCACCGTGCGGTCCTAGGCTACGAAGCTCGCCAGAAGACCCCGGAGTTCAGCACGACGTTGTTGCCGTCGGTCGTGACGGCGAAGTCGTAGTGCCCGAGGGGGATGATGTTCGCGTCGGTGCCGCCCGTCGTGTCCGAGTCGTAACAGACGAGCAGGCCGGTCGTGTTGTTCGAGGCCGCAGGCGTGGTCCACGTCACCTGCGGCAGCGAGACGTCGTAGCGGTTGTTCGTGTCGTCGGGGGCGGGGAACGAGGCGAGGTCGGAGTCGGTGAGCGTCTTGCGCACCCAGCCGCCGCCCGTCTGCTCGTTGATCGCCGTCGCCAGCGCGGCCGTCAGGTCGTCAGCGTCCTGCGCGTTGGCCTCCGAGTCCGAGGCGGAGCAGGGCACGAGGATGATCGCCGAGTTCGTCGGGTCGTTGTTCTTGACGCGGTAGTAGAACTCGACGACCCGGCCCTTGGCGATGTTGAAGGCGTAGTTGGCCACGGCGGGCGGCTACTCCTGGGGCGGCTGCTGCTGCTGCTCGTCGGGCTGCTTCTGGCGGCGGCGACGCGGACTGGACGTCTCCGCGGGCGCCTCGCCGGCCTCGTCGGCGCGCTCTGTCTCCTCGTCTTGGGCGCGCTCCTCGACTTCCGCCTGGAGCTCCTCGAGCTGGGTCAGCGCGGCCGCCTGGTCACGCTCGACGTCGTTGAGGTTCTCGTTCTCCTCTTCGCCCGGCAGACGCTCACCGGGAGCGAAGCGGCGGCGGTCTTCCTCCGAGCCCTTCGAGAGCACCTGCTTCGTCGTGATCGTGCCGGTGTCCGGCCGGTAGGGCGCGGCGTCGTCGCCAATCACCGTCTGGAGCGGGATCGTCACGAGCAGCGTGCGGTGGCGCAGGCGCGCCTCGGCCGCGAGCGCGGTGACGTGGCGCAGCTGGCCGGAGCCGCCCGCCTGCACGCCCGCGCGACGCTCGTTGTAGCTGTCCTGGTCCTCCTGCGACGCGCTCTCGACGCCGTTGATGTTGGTCAGCGCGTCGGCCTCCTCGCCGGAGACCTCCTTGACCTGGCCCGCCGAGAGCTTGTAGTTGCCCGAGCTGACCCGATGAGAATTGCGGTTGATGACGGTCGGCATCTAGAGCGCTCCCTTGTTGAACCAGACGACCAGCAGCTTGTCTCCGCTGGCTGAGGTGTCGGTCGTCTCCAGCTGAAACGACGCCGCGACCGAGCCAGCCTTGACCTCCGATGTTACGTCGTTGAGGTCGGGCCCCGACTTGTCGAAGTGGAGGACCTTGATGATCGTGTCGGTGCCGTAGGTGAGCCCCGTGATCGGGATGTTCGTGTCCGGCGCGGCACCGGTCGTGAGCGTGAGCGTCAGGCCCTGAAGCTCGACCAGCGCCTGCGAGAGCTCACGGCCCTGCGGCGGACTGCCCGACTCGATTGTCTCAAGGGTCATCCGGGCTCCTAGGGCGAGTCGAGCGTGTGGACGCGAACGACCGCGTCCGTCTCCTCGACGATGACGTCGTGCTTGATGAAGTAGATGTAGAACCGCTTGTCGAGCGCGGCCAGCGAGGCGTCGGTCTCACCGGTGACCTTGCGCTTGCGGACCTCCCAGGAGATCACGCGCACGAAGTTGCGCGGGTCGGCGAGGAAGATCGTGTTCTCGGGCCAGGAGGCGACCTCGAGGAAGGGGATCCCGAGCGGCGCGTTCGCGAGTCCCGACTGGCCCGCGAGCGCGGCGTCGCCGGCGCCCGTCTCAAGCGCGGTCAGCGACTCCCACCACTGGTACTTGCGGCTCGGGGCGATGATCCAGCGCAGGTTGCCCGAGTTGAGGTAGGTGTTCGGCATCGCGTCGAGCATCGCGAACATATGGCCCTTGCCGAACACGCCGGAGTCGATCGTCGACCCGTCGATGTTGCGGCCCGACACGGCGGCGTCGACGACCTGCTTGACGATCCCGTCGTTGATCGCGAGGAAGGCCGCGTCGCCGGACACGTCGTCCTCGTCGCCGTTGACCTCGAGGTCCTCCATGTCGAGCGCGAACTGGTCGGTCATCTCGGAGGTGATCGTCGCCTCGAGGCCGGAGCCCTCGATGTTCTCGTGGAAGACGTCCTCGGTGACCTCCCACGGCAGCCGGATCTTCTTCGTCGTGTAGGGGACCGTCGCGAACGTCGCCCCGGCGCGGTAGCCGTCGTCGGCGTTCTCGGTCGCGCCCCTGATGATGCGCGAGCCGGTGGCGATCTTGTTGATCTCGCCCGCTGAGGTGGTCCTGACCTCCTGGCGCATCGCCTGCGCGAGCGAGGTCGTGTCCTTCAGCTTGCGGATGAACTTGTTGCCCTGCGATGCATCCAGCAGTCCCGCCGAAGCGGTCGTGGTGGTGATCGTCGCCTTCGCAAGGGCTTCGCGGCGGTTCATCGAGTCCTCCTAGTCGAGCAGGAAGGAGAAGTCGTCGTCTGCGGCCTTCTCCTTGCGAAGGGTGTCGGGGTCGTCTGGCTGCGCTGACCCCTGATCGGCCAGAGTCGTGACGGCGCGGTCGAGTTCGTCGAGCTTGCCGTTGACCGTGTCGGTGAGCTCGTCGATCGACTTCTTGAGGTCCGCGGGGTTGGTCTTGCCGCCCTCGGGATCCTTGTCGTCGTCGTCCTGCTTCTTCTCGCGCTCGGCGATCTGATGCTCGACCAGCTTCTCGACGAGGCCGGAGAGCTTCGTGATGGCAGTCGTGGTGGCGGACTGCTCCTTGCGCAGCTCCTCCTGGGTCTCCTTCAGCTCTGCGATCTCCGACACGTCGAGTTCCTCCTCGGTCTTGCGTTCCACCGTACCGTTTTCTTTCGCTAGTGAGTCAGCACCAGCGGGTACGCCAAGCAGGCTTCCGAGCCGCTCCCAGAGCGTGCGCCGCTCGTCTGACTTGCGCAGCTCGGCGAGCTGGCGGTAGCCCGTCCCCTCAAGCGACAGGCCGGTGAACTCGCCCGCGTCGATACGGCGCTTGCCGTCCTCGGACGGCGCGATGCCGACGTACCACGAGTCCTTCAGGATCGTCTGCGTGTTGCCGCTCGGATCGAGCACGTCGAAGTCGGCCTGGGCGATGGCGTTCTCGACGACCGTGCCGAAGGGCTCCAGCGTGTCGTGCAGCCCATTGACGAGCTTCGGGCTCTGCGCGAAGAAGTGCGCCGCCTTGCGGATCTCGTCGCTGTCGCGCCAGCGGTCGGCGATGTCCGAGCCCGCGCCGTCCCCCACCCCGGGATCCTCGAGTCCGCCGGGCTCGGCAACGACGCAGTAGAAGTACGACCAGTCGTTGCCGTCGGCTTTGCGGATCACCTCAGAGCGCGACGCAAACTCGACATCGGCCTTGCCCGAGCGGTGCTCCTTCTTGAGGAAGATCCGCTTGCGGTTGGCGCCCTGCTTGCAGAGCGTCAGCGCAATCGGTTCGACGTCGTACAGCAGGTGCACGCGCTCGGGGTCCACGAGACGAAGGCTACGCCGAGCGCGCCGATGTCAGCGGAGCTTGTAGCTGGTGGGCTGCCCGTGGACCGATCGCGCCGTGCGGCAGTCGACGAAGTTGCACAGGAGCGTCTGCCTGCCGCGCAGCTTGCGCCCGCAGCGCACGCAGCGCAGCTTGCGGGGTTGCATCCATGCGAGTAACGGGTTGCCGTCCCCCTCGGGGGCCTTGCTCGGATTCATGCTGGGTTCCTCTCCTAGTGGGCCGTCTACGAGATGAGCCGGTTATCGCCGATTGCTTACGGCGACGCCATGGGCACAAACACCCATACCCCAGAACATTTAGGCGGCGCTTAGGAACCCGAGCCGTTCGCGCGTGCGAGCGCGTCCGGCGTCTTGTTGCGCGATGCGTCGGGACGGCCCGAGAGCGCGCGTCCCCCGATGCCGTCGTCGAGCCCCGTGTTGTCGACTGGCCCGCCCCTGTTCTCAGCGCCGGGCGGGGGAGCGACGCTCACAAGCTCGTCGTTCCAGCCCGCCGGCACCTGGCCTGGCTCGGGGCTCTGGCCCTGCTTCGCCTCGGGCAGCGGGCCGAAGCCGTGCGCGCGCCGGTACTCGCGGCGCGTGATGACCGACTTCTCCGCCATCGCGTTCGCCGCCTCGCGGCGCGTCGCGTCGTCCTCGACCGCCAGGCGCCGGAAGACGATCCGCATGTGGCCGAAGCCGAGGTCGCGCAGCACGGTCTCGCCGAGCCTGGCCTCGTAGCGCTGCTGCTCGGGGTCGAAGAGCTGCTCCAGGGTGATCGCGCGCTGCACCTCGGCGGTGTAGCGGCCCGAGTCCTCGATGTCACTGACGAAGATCGGCTGGAGCCGGAACGAGCCGAGCGTGCGCCGCGCGTTGTCCTTGCGGTACTGGACGAAGCCCATGTCGCGCTCGGATATCTCCCCGAGCTTGATCTCCTTCGTCGATGTTCCGGGGGGCACCGGCACGATTGCCACCCGGTGCCGGTGCCCCGCATCGGACTTGAGCGTGGCCGCGATGCGGTCGCTCGTCTCGCGCGGCACCTTGAACGTGATCCTGGTGCCGTCGCGTTGCTCCTCTCCCTGGACGAAGATGATCGTCGGCGGTGTCCCCGAGCTGTCGAAGAAGGACACGTTCGACTGCGCCGCGAGCTTGTCGCCGAGGTACTCGATCGCCATCGAGACGTCCCGGGGCAGGCCGTAGTCGCGCGACTCCGAGCAGTACAGCTTCCACGGGATGACCTCGTTGGTGGCCCAGCGCTTGCCCTGCTGTACGGCCGCCCGCGGCCGTCCATCGGCGGTGTACTGGACCTTCGAGCCGAAGTCGTAGAAGCGCACGGCGCGGTCGGTCGAGCCGTCCGGCGAGAGCAGCACGTAGCCCTCGCGCGTGCCGAGCCTGCGCATGCGCGCGCTCGGCAGGTGGTAGAGCCCCGAGAGCTCGCCCGTCAAGCGGTCGCGGCTCGCCTCGAGGTAGCCCTGGCCGAACTCCTCCTCGTCTGACTTGACCGCGTAGAGCAGCTCGGTCAGCGTCGCCTTGTCGAGCCGCAGGTCGCGCGCGGCGAGCGACTCCAGCTGCTCGCGAAGTGCCCGGGCGTCGTCGGAGATGTCGAGCGCATCGTGCTCGTGGGCTTCCTCGACCTGAAGGGTGTAGCCGAGGCCGACCGTGTTGCGCGCGATGGCGTCGATGCACGAGGAGCGCACCGACGACTGCTCCGAGAGGCGCCCGAGCGACTCCGGTGGAAGCGGCGGCTCGATCGCATCGGAGGGGGTCCCGAGCCAGTCCTCCTCCTCGCGCAGCGCGACCGACGACTCTCCAGTGGGCCCGCCGACGGTGAGCGTGTGCGACTTGAGCAGGACTTCCGCTTCGTCCATCCCACCTAGTCTCTCAGCCCACGAGGGCAATCAACTCGTACTCGATGTCGGTCAGGTCCTCCTGCTCGCGGACGGTGCGGCAGAGAATGTCGAGCCCGTCGAGCCGGTCGTCGTGGCGCCCGAGCGGAAACGCCTTCCACTCCTCGTAGAGCGACATCTCCTGGAAGCGGTCGAGCGGGTCGGCCGTGAGCGCCTGCCAGACGTCGGTCCAGCAGCGCACGAAGCCGGTCTGCGCGTACGGGCCGAGCGCCTCGAGCCGGTCCTCCTTCTTGCCGGGCACGCTGACCGGGATCAGCTTGTCCTGCAGGTCGGGGCGCTTGATCGTGACCGCGCCGCGAAAGTAGTGGTCGAGCGCGAGCTTCGAGACGCCGATCGCGGCGACGCCGTGCCCGATGCGCGCGAAGCGGTCGTAGAACTGCCCGATCAGCTCGACCTGCTTGGGGATCGGGGAGCGGAAGTTGTAGCTCTCCACGAGGTCGAGCTGGCCGTCGTGGTAGGCGCCGGCCGAGATGTTGAAGAAGTCGAGATCCTCGACCTCGCCGCCGGGGGCGGGGTCGACCGAGAGGTAGAACTTCGACTGCCCGAGCGGCGTCTCCTCGGGCTTGACCAGGCGCATCCAGTGGACGAGCAGCTTCTCGCCCTTCTCGGCTGTCGCTGAGAGCAGGAAGATGCGCTGGAAGCGGTTTGGCTTCTCTAGCTGCTCGCGCAGCAGGCGCTCCATGTCCCAGTTCTCGGGCCAGAGCGGTGTCGCGCGCGGGTCGCGCGGCTCGCAGGCGATCTCGGGCTCGCCCTTGACGTGGATCGCGGGGCGCTTGAAGCACTCGTAGCCCTCGCGCGCGGAGAGCGTCGAGACGAGGTCGTGCGGGTCGTTGAAGTTGCCCGCCATCAGCGCCTTGCCGTCCCTGACCAGGCGGGTCGTGATCTGCGTGTCCCAGATGCGCAGCGCGGACTCGCGCTTGGCGGGACTGAAGGCGTTCGCGGGCGTCACCACGTCGTCGCCGATCAGCCAGTCGAGGCGGCGGCCGTGGATCCCCTTCGAGTCGATCCCCTTCGCTTGCCAGGTCGGATCCTTCGAGGTGCCTCTGCGGCAGACGATGATCGAGTCGTCGCGCCAGGTCTTCTCCTCGGGGTCCGGGTAGACGAGCGGCTGGCCCTTCTCGTCGGCGAAGTCGGCGAGCAGGTAGTCGTTGTTCAAGATGTGCCAGGCGACCACCGAGAGGTTGTTGACCGCCATCCCCTCCTCCTCGGAGAGCAGCATTCCGCGCAGCCAG